GAAGATAGCCGGATTTTCCGTTTTGACGTTATTCAAAAGCGGAGGGCGGGTGGCTCCGTCAGCAGAGAAACAGGCAAGTACAAAGGCCGATATAAAAGGGGCCTGAGTGCGATGGCAGGGAGAACGAATACATCGCTCGGGGCAGGAGAAATCCGACGACTCGTTGATGTTAATCGGTGCATCGGTTCGGGAGACCCTGCATAATGCGCGGTGACCGAATAGGAAGGTTGGAATCGTATGTGACACATACGACAAGGCTGAAAAATGTCTATAAGCCATGCGAGGCGCATGTCCTCGTCCGCGCATGAGGCAAGGTAGCGCCTTGCTATGTGGGTTGTGAGCAGGAAAGCCCCACGGAGAATGACAAAAGCCTTGCTGAAACCATTCCGGCGATTGGCGAACCATGGTAACGCTGAAAAGACCCGGGAAAGACAATCTAAGCAGGGAGACTGCACACATAGGTCGGTAGTTCAACGGTAGAATCGCGGTCTCCAACACCGCAGATGAGGGTTCGAATCCTTCCCTTCCTGTTGCGGAACGTAGCTCAACGGTAGAGCTGTGCTGATGCATATGGTCAGGGCCCGGGCCCGGGTTGCCAGTTAAGCCGCAGATGCGGGTTCAATTCCTGCCGTTCCAATTGATGCCCCGTCGCCAAAAGGGAAGGCTCAGGACTTTGACTCCTGCATTTGCGGGTTCGAGTCCCGCCGGGGTAGCTTTTAAACGCATTGTGGGCCCTTGTGCCGGGTTTTCTGCTTTTGAACGGTAATTAATGCGGGCGTAAATGTAAAAACGGTTTTACGGCGATACAGGCGGTTTTGGTGGGGTGTTTATGATCAGGATTCTTGACGATATGAACGCAATTCAGGTTGCAGAGGCCCTTGTTAATGGGAAAATGATTGCCAATGACCCGGGGGTAATGGAAAAGGCCGCAAGACGGAGTGCAGGACTGCCGGAATATGATTCTGAGCTTCGATTTACGAATGCTGATTTAATGGAAATCGGTGAGTACCTGATGATTGCGGCAAAGTATGAACGGTAACTAAGGGCGGGAAACCGCTCTGTTTTTGTAATAAGGAGGGTTATGAAGAAACAATTTTTGGTGATGTCCCTTGCGGATATTATTCCGTATGAGAACAATCCCCGTATCAACGATGAAGCTGTTGCGGATGTCGTGGAAAGCATCAGGCAGTGTGAAAACCTTGATCCGATTGAAATTGATGAGGACAATGTGATTTTGTCAGGGCATACCCGGCTCAAGGCCCTTCAGGAGCTCGGTTTTGAAAAAACTGAGGTGGTGAAGTATACGGGCCTGACAGAAGAGCAGAAAAAGAAGTACAGGCTTCTTGCGAATAAGACCGGGGAGAAGGCTACGTGGGACATCGACAAACTGGCCGAGGAACTTGACGACTTGGACTTTGATGGATTTGACTTCGGATTTGACCTTGACCTTGATGGCATTTTAGAGGACGAGAAAGAAATCGAAGAGGATGAAGTTCCAGTAAAAGCGGAGCCGCGGTGCAAACTTGGCGATTTGTGGCTATTAGGAAATTCCCACAGGCTTATATGTGGAGATTCAACGGATGTTGCGGTTATTGATAGGCTTATGGATGGGGTAAAGGCTGATATTGCTTTTACAAGTCCGCCGTATAACGCAGGAACAACAGCAACGGAAACTGCAATGGGCAAAACCACAAAATACAATGGCAATGATGATAATAAAAGTGAATCAGAATACAGAGAATTTTTAAACGCATATTTGCATTGTGCTATGTCTGCATCGAAATATGTGTTTATGAATGTACAAAGCATAGCAAATAATAAAATTGCTTTGATTGATGTGCTTGCAGACAACAAAGATATTTATGCAGATACAATTATATGGGATAAACAAAACGGACAACCCGCAATGGCAAACAATGTTTTGAATAGCGTGTTTGAATATATACACATATTCAGTGAAAAAGCCAACCGTGCAATAGGAACAATAGAGTTTAGAGGTACGGTAGACAATATACTGCATTTACCACCACAAAGAAATAATGAGTATGCAAAAATACATAATGCGACATTTAGTGTGGAGTTTGCAAGTTGGTTTATAAGCAGATTTGCAAAAGAAACTGTTCTTGATAGTTTCGGTGGCACAGGAACAACACTAATAGCCTATGAACAGTTAAACAGAAAATGCTACATGGCTGAACTCTCACCTGAGTATTGTGATGTCATCCTGCAAAGGTATATCAACCTTAAAGGTTCGGATGCAGGTGTGTTTTTGTTGAAAGAAGGAAAGAAAGTACCGTATTCCGAGGCGTGAAGAATAATGGGAAGAGGAAGACCAAGAAAAGAAATAGACAAAAAAATATTTGAAAAATTATGGTTGCTTGGCGTACAAAAAGATGGATATTTATATGTATTTGATTGTTCCAGTGAAGAATTAGACACATTTTGTGTTGATACATATGGGCTTGATTTTGAAAGTTTAAAAAAAGAAATTGAATATGCAAAACATCCAAACAAAGATAAGGATTACCCGTACACGGTATATATGCATATTGCGCCTAATGGAAAGAAATATATAGGAATAACAAAATGCTCCTTGGCGAAAAGATGGACGAATGGGAAAGGCTATTGGAGCAATTCGCATTTTACAAAAGCTATTCAAAATTATGGTTGGGATAATATTCAGCATGCGATTTTGTATATGCGCCTTACTGCCGAGGAAGCAGAGCAAAAAGAAATAGAGCTTATAAAGAAATTTAATACAACAGATAGAAGATACGGCTATAACATAGACGGTGGTGGAAGTGCAAATAAAGTTGTTTCCTCAGAAACAAGGCAAAAACTCAGAGAACGTGCAACTGGAGTAACACCATCAGAAAAAACAAGAAAAAAAATGAGCAAAAGCCACAAAGGTGAAAAATGTCATTTTTTCGGAAAACATTTGTCTGATGAACAAAAACAGAATTTAAGAGAAATTAAATCTAAAGCTGTTGAAAAAGTTGATGCAAACGGAATAGTTATTGCGGTGTTCCCTTCAATGAAAGAAGCGGCTGAAAGTTGCGGAGTAACACGACAAGCAATATCCTCCTGTTGCTACGGGAAAACAAAAAAATGCGCAGGATACAAGTGGAGGTGGAAGAGGAGGTGGAAGAATGGCACGCCCACGGAAGAACATTGACCGTAAAGATTTTGAAAGCCTTCTTGCTATTCAATGCACACTTGAAGAAGTGACAGCTTTTTTCGACCATAAGCTTGACGGGTGTTCTGCTGACACAATAGAACGTTGGTGCAAACGCACGTACAAAGAAAGTTTTGCGGACATTGCGGCTAAAAAAAGAAATTTAGGCAAAATCAGTTTGCGCAGGGCGCAGTTTGAATTGGCAAAGAAAAACGGTGCGGTTGCAATCTTCCTCGGCAAAAACTATCTTGGTCAGAGAGATGCGATAGATCAGACGAACAGCGAGGCGTTGGAGAAGCTCGACGCGATCCTGAAGGCGGCACGAGAGAACGCGGACAAGGTCAGTGAGCTGGAGTATATAACCGAAGATGATATTCAGCAAGAAACAGAACGAGTACATCCTGAGAGCGAATAGCCGATGGAATCTAAAAGTCGGGGCAGTCCGAAGCGGGAAGTCCTACGTGGATGTGGCTCACATGATCCCGGAGCGGCTTCGGGCCGTATCTGACAAAGAAGGACTAAACGTTATCCTCGGCGTTTCAAAGGAAACGATCGAGAGAAACGTTCTGCAGCCGATGCGCGAGATATACGGCGGTACATACATTAGTCAGATAAACAGCCGGAATAAGGCGTTTTTCTTTGGCATCCCGATCTATTGTCTCGGTGCAGAGAAAGCAAACGCGGTGAACATGCTGCAGGGTATGTCGATCAAGTATTGCTATGGCGATGAAATAGCCAAATGGAACGAGAACACGTTTCACATGCTGCAATCACGTCTCGACAAGCCGTACAGCCGTTTTGATGGCGCATGTAACCCGGAATATCCGGGGCATTGGCTGAAGCAATTCATAGACAGGCCGGATATAGATGCGTATATTCAGAAGTATACCATCTTCGACAACCCGTTCTTGCCTCAGAAGTTCGTCAAAGACCTTTGCACTGAGTATGCGGGTACGGTATACTACAAGCGATACATCGAAGGGGAATGGTCTCTCGCTGAGGGCTTGATTTATCCTATGTATCCTGACGCACTAGAAGCCCCTCCTCGTGGTTTTGCGTCCAAGTATGTACTTTCTCTTGACTATGGTACGCAAAATGCGTTCGCGGGCCTTCTATGGGCCAAATTCGATGATGTATGGTATGCGGTCAGCGAATACTACTATTCAGGCCGCGAGACGGGCGTTCAAAAGACTGACGAGGAGTATGCGCAGGATCTTGACCGCTGGCTTGATGGATACTTTGAAGAGCTTTGTCGCGCCAACGGGTACAACGACCATGATACTCAGGCACGGATGGAGGCCCTGCGGCCTCTTCGCGTCGTCATTGACCCGTCTGCTTCGTCATTTATAGCACTTTTGAGGAAGCATGAGCGCAGATATAAAGCAGTAAAAGCTGATAATGATGTGCTTGATGGCATACGGGAAACAGCGACGGTGATGAAGCGCGGAAGCATCCGGGTCTCTCCTGACTGCAAGAACTGGCAGAAGGAAGTGCAGGGATATGTGTGGGAAGACAACGAGATTGAAGACCGTCCGATAAAAGTGGCGGATCACTTAATGGACAGCATGAGGTATTTCGTCAAGACAATGCACATTGTCAAACCAAAAACTCAATATGTGTCATTGATGTAATATTATACAAAGATATACAGAGCCGAGAAAGCCGTGAGCCGAGAGCCGCCAACAAAAGGAGGAACTTGGCTCATGTTTACTTTTCAGGACTTTCAGGAAGTGCCGCAAAGGGATGATGCGCTGATGGAGTTTGTACGAATGGCAATCTATCAGCACAAGACGACAGGCGGCTATCAGGAGGCGGTAACGGCGCAGGACTATGACCGCAAGTGCAATACTTCCATCATGCGGTATCAGAAGACCCTGCGCACTATTACGGGCCGCGAGGTGCCGGACAGATGGAGCCCGAACCACAAGTCGCGGCGGAACCTGTTCAATTACTTTATAACTCAGCAGAACCAATACCTGCTCGGCAACGGCGTGACATGGGATGACCCGGCTGTTGGCGACAAGCTCGGCGAGGACTTTGATACTGACCTTCAGGAGCTTTGCCGGGATGCATTGGTGGACGGTGTTGCTTTTGGCTTTTGGAACATGGATCATCTTGATGTGTTCCGCCTAACGGAGTTTGTTCCGCTATGGGATGAGGAAAACGGTTCTCTTCGGGCCGGAATCCGTTGGTGGCAGGTGGACGAACAAAAACCGCTCCGGGCTACGCTTTACGAGGAGGACGGCTATACAGATTATCTGTGGGATCTCAGCAAAGACGAGGGCGGCGGCGAAGTGCTCCATGCAAAGCGGGCATACAAGCAGATTGTGAAGAGCTCCCCGCTTGACGGTACTGTCATCATGGATGGCGAGAATTACCCTTCATTTCCAATTGTTCCAATGTGGGCAAATCCACAGCATCAGAGTGAGCTTGTTGGCATCCGGGAGCAGATTGATGCGTATGACCTCATCAAGAACGGGTTCCTGAACGATCTTGACACCGCACAGATTTATTGGATTATCCGCAACGCCGGGGGCATGGACGATGTCGATATGGCGAAGTTCCTTGACCGCCTGAGGATGCTCCATGCAGCGGATGTGGACGGTGATACGGATGTGCAGGCGCAGACGGTTGAAATCCCCTTCTCCGCCCGGGAAACTCTTCTGAACAGGCTTGAGCGCGATCTGTACAGAGATTATATGGCCCTTAATGTGGATGACATCCGCTCCGGTGCTGTTACCGCTACTCAGATCAAGGCCGCTTATGAGCCCATGAACATCAAAGCTGATCAGTATGAATACTGCGTGCGCAAGTTCCTGAAGGCCCTGCTTAACGTGGCAGGGATGGCCTCTAAGCCGTCTTTCACGAGGTCTATGTTAATTAATACGGGCGAGGATGTAGAAACAGTTCTCGCGGCTTCTACGGCCCTTACAAGCGAATATGTGACCCGCAAGGTGCTGACGCTTCTTGGCGACGGCGATCAGGCTGACGAAATCCTTGAGCAGATGGAAGAGGAAGAGGTGGCCCGGGCAGGTGTCGGCGGAGAAGAAGCGGATGAGCTTGAGGATGATACCGACACAGAAGTTGATGACGAGCTTGACGAACTGGATTCATTAATTGACGGACTGGAGGATAAATACTAATGGCTTATGCGAGCAAATATTACGACCCGGTCAAGGCTCACGAATATTACATGAAGCACAGACAGCTTAAAGGGCGGCAGTCCCGCACATCAACGGCGGGGCTGAATGAGATGGGCAAGATTGCGGCAAAAGAAGTCAAGGAAGCTATTATGGCAGACCGCAAGAAGGCGTATGACAAGCTCAAGGAAGACATCAAAAAAGAGATTGAAGCCGTTCGGCGGGAGATGAAGCACTCCAAGAACAAGGCAAGGCTGAAAAAGAAGATTGCAGAAATCAGGGAGCGGAACAAGTCTGAGCGGGCGAAGATTAAAGAGGCGTATCAGGAGCAGTATCTTCAGGAGCTTGATAAGATTAAGCAGGATTCAAGTTTCCTGAAATACAAGAAGGGCAAGAAGAAGTGAGGGGGTGGCAGGTTATGACATTATTTGATTCTGCGGATATTGCCGCTGTTACTTTACGGGAACATGACCCGGGCGTTGGTGATGAGATAATCAGCCGCCACAACATGACCGCCGCGCATGTGGAGATCTTGGGACAGTTCCTTGACTGTTTAGGGATGGATGCTGAAGAGCTTATGGATTTCTTTGACTGTTATATTGATGTCGTAAACTCGCAGACAGGGGGCGGGCCTTATGCCTGATATTGCTCACAGACAGACGGATGATATCATTGCGGCGTTGGAAAAGCGCATCGGCAAGGAGTACGGGCAAGCCGTGAAAGAAGTAGAGGGAAAGCTCGACGATTACCTGCGGCGTTTTGAACTCAAGGACAAGCGTTGGAAAGAATGGGTTGCTGACGGCAAGCGCACTGAGGAAGAGTACAGGCGATGGCGGAAGGGACAGATTGCGATGGGAGAACGGTGGGCCGACTTGCGGAACGACCTGTCCCGCGATCTGCACCGAACCAATGTGCTCGCCCGGGATATGGCAAACGCTGAAAAGCCCGGCGTATACGCGCTGAACCATGATTACATGACATACTCCATTGAACAGCAAGCGCATATCGATACATCGTATGTCCTGTATAGCCGCGACACAACCAACAGGATCATCGCGCAACAGCCGAAAATCCTGCCTGACCCGGGCCGTAACATGAAGGCCCGGATTGCCGCAGGAAAAGATATTGCATGGCAAGAAGGGCAGATTCAGTCCGTAACGCTACAGGCTATCATTCAGGGAGAAAGCATCCCGGCTATGGCTCAGCGTATCGCTCGCACTATGGGAGAAACCAATCACAATTCAACCCTGCGGTACTGCCGGACAGCTATCACGGGCGCAGAGAACGCCGGGAGAATCCATGCAATGGACAGGGCGACGGCTATGGGAATTCCACTGAAGAAATGTTGGATGGCGACACTGGACAGCCGCACTCGTGAGGCCCATAGGTATCTCGACGGGCAGACGGCGGACTACGACAAGCCGTTCCACAGCCTTCTCGGAAACATCATGTATCCGGGTGACCCTAATGCGGCGGCGGCGAATATTTGGAGCTGCCGTTGTACGCTCATAACGCAGGTTGAGGGATACGAAACGGATTCTACTGCATGGAGGCCTGACGAGTACAAGGATGAAGAAAGCTATGCGGCATGGAGAAAAGAAAAGGCCGTGTCGCTCCCGATAACATATCAGGAGGATGTCGGCGCGGCTATCCGTCAGCAGTATATCAACGAGTACAGGCGGAGGTGATATTATGGCTGAGTTTAGTTTCAGGCTCGACAAAGATAATACAGAGCTCATCCTCAGTGCTTGCAGGCAACAGCGGGCCCGGGCGTTTGA